GCTGTTACTGCACTGATAATATCTACATCGGCCACGGTGGCAGCACTGGTAATAATTTCCCATGGTTCACAATTGATCTGGAAATAGTTACCAAATACCAAACTATCATCGGCTGGTACAATCAATATGCTGGCAATGTTGGGAACCAGAGTTGTGTGCAGGTAGGCTGCTAATTCACTGAAGTAAAAAGTCTCGCCAAAGTCCCAATTGGCCACATTGAAGTAGGTATTGATTGCTGCAATTACCTGACTCTTGATTTCGTTGTCAGTTACACCAACTGCGGGATTTTTAACCACTTGAAAACGTGCTTGTAAGCTGGGATCAGCCTTGGCACCAAACAGGGGTTTGAATTGTGCTGGATTATAGATCAAGGTGTCACTAACAGTCTTGTAGTTGTCTAGTTTACTATAAGCAATTTCTAAACTGCTACTGGTAGGAAGTGTTGGTTCTGTCAAGGTTCCAGTCAAGTCTTGCAACCAATTGAAGTAGCTGGTAGTGTAGTCAGCTGTCAAGATATACAGGTCAACCAGGTTAACTGGAGTAGGATCAATACGATTGCGAGTTGGACTATTGTGCTTGTATTGGAAATACAGGCCTGAACGAGCAGTTCCAGTGCCCACAATGTCGGCAAAGAACGCTGGATTGTCTGGTACTCCGGCCAGCTGAGTCTGTGGACTGGTTATTAAAACTTGCTTATTGTCAACATATCCGTCGGCTTCGGTAATGACATTGTAAATTTGACAAGTTATATCTGTGGTCAGTGGAATGCCAATGTTGGGTGCAGGTTGACTATTGATCCTTAAAACCTTGATAGTGTCACTGACTGCTGTGCCAATGGTGCTGTCATAGACTTTGACCTTGGGGTCAAAATAGAATTTTGTTTCACCAGCGCTGGCAAATGAGTATTCCAAGTTTCTACTGGTAATGTTGTACAGGCCGTTGCTGTAGGTAAATTTAAGCAACCAAGTTGAATTGGTTCCAATGTTGGTTGGCGGTATGTTGACCCAGACCTGATTGATTTGATCGTATGTTAGACCAAAATTAACTTCAGCAATGATTTGATTGGCAATAGTGGTAACCAGGCTATTGGGGATATTGTTTTTGAGTGCAGGAATAATGGTGCTGACAACAGAATTATTGGCAACGGTGGTGCCAAATGTTACCTGAAGATTTGATGCAGTACCGGTGACTGCGGCATAGGTGTTGTTGGTAAATTGTACCAGGGCTCCTACATTAACATACTGCAAGGAGTTGGTAGCACCTGCAGCAATGTGCAATGCTGTGTTGGCATAGTTCAGTGTGCCAGTGGTGCTGACGGTGGTGTTGCCAGTCTGTACAAAAGTCACATTTCCATAGGGTGGGGTTTGACTTGGATAATTGCTGTAGTAGTAATTGGACAGGCCGGTGGATTGTATGATGGGCACAATTTCATTGTAAATTGTTGCATACACATCGTTGGTGGTTAAAAAAGTAAATGTCTTGGATATGTTTGAGGAGTTGGCTGAAATGATTCCGTCGGCACCAAATATGTTGGTACTGCTGAAACTGCCGGTAGGATCCAGAGTATCCAGATAAAGACTTACACCCGAACTGATTCGATTGGTTGCTTTGATTTTTTGTATGCTGGTAAATGTGGTCAAAGGAAAGATATTGTAATCTTCCGATGTGATCATACGATTTTGAGTATAGTATTGCTGTGGTGCGTAGGTCTTGATGCTTTGCAGGCTCTGTGTTGCTGAAGCATTGGTCACGGTGTATTTTAAACTGGCCGTAATGGTCAAGGTCTGATTGGCACCATTGACATCAATGTAGCTGATAGCCACGGTAACCGACGACATGTCGTCTGGGGTGATAGTGTAAGATTGACCATTACCAGTACGATAGTAGAATCTGAACGCACCTTGTGGAATGTTACTAAAACTACCATCACCAAACACCAGGTTGACTTGGTCATTGGTCAAGGTGTTGATTTGATATAAATTTTTGTTGGTTGACTGATTGTAAACAACGTTGATACCTGATAAAGCAGGAACCTGTGTCCACAGAGTCTGCGGACCATTGTTGACATTTAGGCTGTACAACCAGGCATCGGTATTGTTGATGTTGTTGCTGGGAATTGGAACAAAATTATTTGGGATGGCATTTTGCACATTGAACGAAGTAGTTTGCAGTGACCCTTGTTTGAAGTACAAAAAGAAACCAGTGTTATTTGACCCATTGCCGTTGTTGTCATTGCGATACAACAGGTTAAACTGACCTTGGCTGGTTGGGTCGCGTTCGTAAATGTATGTTTGGCCCAGAGTAGTGGCGCTGACAGCTTCAAAATTTACCAGCTGGCCTTGTATGTTGACTCCAAAGGGTGCTATAGGAAGAAGTGTGGGGTTAAGATCCACGGTGTACTCGTCGGTACGAATACCGTTGATGCTTTGGCTGTTACCAGGCTTGCCAATGGCCTGCCCTGAAATCAGTGCGGCATTGAGAATTATGGTAAATTGCTCAAGCCAGTTGTCGTTGGTAAGATCATTCCAGTTAACGGTAAAGTTACTGAGATTTATCCCGTTGCTGTCGGTTAAATTTTCTGTGGTTGAAATTTTGTCAATTTTAATCAGACCGCTGGCACTGATGGTACGAGTAGGATTGTACGCCAACATACGTGCCAGTTTTAAGATGCTGTCACGACGTTGTGCAGTATCAATAAAGTTTTCGCGAGCATTTAGGTCAGTGCGGAATGCCAGGCTTTGACCCAAGAATGCAATCATATCTATTAGAGCCAGATATTCACTGGATTCTAGGAAATCATTGAAACCTTCAGGATAGTAGGTCTGAAGATAGTTGATCATGGAACTACGAAGTGTTTCAAAATCGTAGCTGGTAAAGTCAGCATTGGTAAACGATTGATAGACCTTGGTCCAGTCTTGGTTTACTAATAAACTTGTTTGACGTGTGGTTTGTGCCATATTATATTATTGCCCTGTATTCAATATTTATCAGGCGTAATAATATGCGCAGTTAATTTGTAGTTAGCTTGGCAGCGTTGCGATTAAAATTCAGCAGAATAGTTTCTGACTGATTGGCTGGAATATAGGTTAAAACAATTTGTATCTGTAGGCCATTGGTTTCTTCGGTTACCGAAACAGAATTTACCTGTAGACGTGGGTCATAGGATATGATACGCTTGATATCACTGGTGATTATGTCTTTGGTAGCGTCAGTCAAGGGTTCAAACAGCTGGTCCCAGATCACGGTACCAAAATTTGGTTGCATGAGCTTTTGGCCTTTGCGCAGATTAAAGTAATTGATCAAGTCCTGCTTGGCCACGGCATAGTCGGTAAGCGTGAACTTTTTCTTGTTTTGGAGGGTGCTGAATCCGCGGTATATGCTCATGTGTGTATTTATGCGCTTAAAATGTCTACCGCGTAACGGCCACTATTAAAACTATTTGCACCGGCTCCTACAACATTGAATCGCCAGGCCCAGGCACCTGTTCCTGCAGGATTGGCATCTGTGGGTGCTGAGCCTACTCCTAAAGTCCAGGCCACATAAATCATACCGGCTGCTGTGTCAGCAGAATCTGTAGACAAGATTGCACCAACATTTTTAGAAATCAAATAGAGATCTACTAGATACTGGTAACTTAAATGTTCTTGCGCGATTGTGGTAGACAAGAAAGAGTGTAAACTGGTGATATTGTAAAAGTAATTTTGGTAAGCATTGACACCTTTGTTGTAAACCAAGGGATTCCAACAATTACGATAGTTGACAGAATCTATGCCATAGGCCGCGGTCGATCCAGCCGCTAAGAGTCCATATGTTTCAAGTAGGGCAGGGCTAAATTGATATCTACCCAGCTGATTGTCAGTGCCTACCAGGCCGTAGTTCCACCCACTTTGATCGTAGGCTATCTGTGCTTGTAAATTTCGTATATGTGTAACCGACAACTGATCCAGACTGGCCCAGGTTGGTGGAGTAGGTGGTACGTCGGCACGTCCTAACCAGCTGGGTGGTAAAGGATTTGCAATTGCCATTCCGGCGGCTGAAGCTATTCCTAGATCTGTCATGATTAAAATGCTGATGCTGCTGCACCAGCTCCCAAACTTACAG